GGCCTCACCCTCCACAAAATCTGCTTCCTTTGCAAACAGCCTGTTCATGGAAAGCCGATGCTCAACACTCTTTTTCTTGCCGTTATATGCAATAATAATTGCTTCACAGACCCCCATAGCCCCCGGTCTGCGGTCTTTGGCATTCCGAATCAGCTGCTTGATAGACAACGCGCCTACTTTTTCCTTAAAAATGTCCTCATCCAGGCGTTCCCGATATGTCACCACCAGTTTGGCTACCGCATTCAAAACATTTGCGGAAAAGGAATTTGCATCTCCCTCCCAAGCACCGATACAAAGTCTGAGAACACGGTTCAACACATGGTAACCGTATTTCGTATAAATCGTCTCAAGAGTTGAAACCGCGCAGATCGCCCCCGGACCTTTCTTCTTGGCAATCCGAAGTCCGTACGACTCCACAAGTCCTTTAATCGTCATTTGGTCATTGTTTCCGGCTTCGATATTGGCGGTGAACACCTCCATCGGGTTGAGTGTCTTGACAAATTTCTGCTGATTTGCGAAAATGTCCGCTTCGTGTTCGTAGCACAAATCGTCATAAACCATGCACCAAACCGGCGTGTCTCTCGATCCGGACACCAACGCCACAATTTCAATGGTATGCTGTCCGTTGAAAACATAGTTAATCCCGTTCCGGCGACTGACTTTTACAGGGTTAATCTGATATAGGTCAAAATGTTCCGCCGCCCGTAATACATGCTGCTCGGACAGGCTCCGTTGATAGTTTTGATTCGATACAAGATTTTTGATGGGTATCTTTTCAAAATACACATTCGGCACATACTCGCTGAATTCATCCATTTAGGTTTCCTCCTCTGCCTGAAGCGCAAGTTCGTAAGCCGTGTCGGCAAGCTCGTTCAACGCTTCAATCAGCCGTTTTCTTGCTGCTTTTGTTATGATTTCAAAGTCGGTGTTTTTCTCTGTGCGCTTGATGGAATTAATCCAGGAAGGAACCGTCAGGCACAGTTCCGTAACCGAAGCATCCGGATCGAAGGCAGGCATATCTTTAATACTCGCTGTTGCCGTTCCTGCTGGAGCATAGCCCGGTTCGTTCCCCTTTTGAGCAGCACTGCCATACTGAAAATACGGCAATTTGCTCTTATTGGTTCTCTCATTCAGGTGTTCCAGTTCCTCCACGGGCTGGCGTGCCATTTCCAATACCGCAATATGTGAAAGTTTGAGTCTGCCCGACAGTATCTTCGGCACAAGTTCCGGCACTTTGGCACCGATTGCTTCCAGCGCTCTCGTATAAATCGCATATTTTTCGACCGTTCCGTAAGATACATTGTTCTCCTTTGCAATTTTCGTAGCGGTTCTGTGGCCGGTTCTGCCTGCAAATCTTCCTGCTTCATCTCTGATTACTTCCGATTCCGTTTCCCGGATGCGGATGAGATACTGGTTGGCACCTTTCGGGAACTGCAAATGGTTCACAAGTTTTTCGGTTTCATACTGCATACCAATCAGAAACTTCCGTGTCTCTTCCGTCAGATTTTTGCGCTTCAGCTGCCGTGCGCATATCCAGGCAATCGCTTCTTCTTTGCAGGAAAAATCCGCTTCTTCTGTTCGGAAAGGAATACCGTGTTTTCGGCAGATCGTGTAACGGACATGCCCGTCCACAATGAACCCGTTCCATACAAGAATCGGATCTTTGCACCCTTCTGTGCGCAGACTCTGTTCTAAAGTCAGATACTCCTGCCGCCGCAGCGGACGGATCAGGTTTGTAAAATCCTTATCGGTTTTGAGTGAGGTGTTTTCACAGTTTTCCATCATAACCTCCTCACTGCTCGATACGGGTCACCGTAGCCAACGAATACACTGCCATCTTTTCGGATGAAACCAAGGTACCCGTCATTCGATATGACCGATTCACCTCCAAGTCTCCGATTATCTGAAACAGCTTCAAAATGAACGGCTGACTGTATATCTCATAGGAATTGTCCGATTCCATCAGATGTTGTTTCACCCTGTGCGCATCGTGCTGCGATGCCGTCCCGTCATGCGCTCTCACCGCAACCAGGCGCTTCTCCGGATTGACAAGCAAATCGATATATTTCGGATTTCCAAGTGCATGAATGGTAGATTTATGAATCCGAATACGAAATTTTTTCGTATCAAAGGACAGAATTTCTGTATTTCCGGACATTAGGCATCACCTCCTTCACTGACGGTTTCCACCGTCGACACAGGCATCGCAGAAGGTAACGAATTCTCTCCGTCCGCTCCGTTCTCTTTCACAGCAAAGATGGCGTAACCGTCAAAAATATTGATCTGCATGGACTGCCGATGCTCGCTGTATGAGAGCCCGAACTGATCCTGCCATTCTGCGGGAAAAACCGGTGTCCTTGAGGTTTTCGACTTCTGTCCGTCCGGAAAAGTCCGTTGATAAACCTCTGTTGCGGTCAGATCAAATGCCAACAGATATTCTTCATTGGCATGAATCAGTTTTCCGAGAAGTTTGTATCGGTAATCAGGGTTCCAATCCATCATTGTAATAACTTTTGCGAAGAAAAGTTTGCATGTGATAGGCTTCGGCTTTCGTTTTCCCTTGCTTGTGCTGCACCACTGAAACGAATCCCGTGCGCCTTCCGGGCACGGACGGAGCGCCAGTATTTTCTTTTGGCGGTTGATGAGTACCTGTGCGTAGTCAGATGTCGGAAACTTTGTCAGGCACGCCGCATTGACATAAAACTTGCAACTGTTAAATGTTACAGACGGCTCCCCAAGGTGAGCAAAAAATTCCCGCCGCACAACCTGAAATCCGTCGAAATCAAAATCCTCTCCAATCTCGATAATTTCATCGTGCTTATCAAGAGCCGGGGATGTATCGGCGCTGCCAATCACATCACGCATCTCTACTGCAGGTTCCTCCACTTTTTTCAGCAGTTGCGATACGGTAGCACTTTCACTGTATCCGCTCATTTAGTTTACCTCCTCGGGAGAAATCCCGCTCAGTTCTTTTTTAATATACAAGCGCAGCTCTTCATAGCCGGTAACATTCAGTTTCTTTCCCGTCTCATACAGCTGCCCCTCGATGCGCAACTTCCATTCATCCTCGCTCTGCGATTCCAACTCTGCGACGCTCTTCTCATACAGATAATACTGCTTACCAAATGTGGAAGTCCATTCTTCCGGGATGCCCCTGATATGTTTTCCGGAAGGCATAAACGGTTGAACGGACGGCGTTTGCCCCTCCTTACCGTCTGCGTGTCCCGGAAGCACATACGGCTTGAAGAATGCCTCCGTGTTTCGCGTATCAAAAATGTATGCGATTTCTGTCCCGTGTTCATAAAGCGATCCGGTTATACGGTACTTATAATCTGCATTCCACCCAAAGATGGAAAACAATGTCTCGCTGAAGGCGGCAGTAGAGATATCCTTCGGAATAAACTCTCCGCCCTCCTGCTTGGAACATACCACCCCGTGTCTGCTTCCTTTTTCTGCGATACGGATGGCAAACAGCCGATCAACCGGGTTAATTAAAAACTCCACTGTATTTCTCTCACCGAGTTTGCCTACCAGAGTCTTGCTGAATTTTATCTTCTTGTAAGAAAAAAGGACATACGGCTTCTGCTGCGTATCAAACAGTTCTGCTCTTGCTACCTCAAAACCGCGCATATCGAAATCTCCGGCTTCTACTTCTACCCGGATTTCTTCTGTTCTGCCGTTTTCTTGCGTAGCTTCTTCGGCCGTGGCGCATATACTCTGCGCTGCCTGATAATAATCCTGCTCTCCAAAAGCCGCCCACCGGGGATTGATAACCACAAAGCCTTTGAAAATCCCGCTATCCAGTACCCGAAGCTCCGGCAAATACGATTTATTCTTAAAACGGGCATTGTCCAACATCCGCTGAACGGCAATGAAGTCGTCCCGCGACACAATCGGATCGTGATGGTTGTAGTAATGACTCTGCGGTCTGTCCCCCCTGTTCTTGACCGACTTATGCGTTCTGAAATTCGGCGTAAAGGTCTTTCTTGTAAGAACATCCCCACAGTGACGCTCATTCCGTAAAATCTGAACGATACTGCCGGCAGTCCATTTGATATTACCGAGATATGATTTCCTGCCGAGGGCAATCAGGGCATCTGCAATCTGCTGCGTGGAGTACCCGAAGAGGTACATATAGAACACCAGTTTAACGGTCGGCGCTTCCTCCGGATTGATGATAAGGCCGCCGTCCGCATCATGCTTGAATCCGAGAAGCTTCGGTGTCAGAGGGATTCCGTTATCCAATCGCATACGGAGCGAAGTTTCCATGCTGCGGCTTCTTGTATGAGATTCTTCCTCCGCCATGGTCGCAACAAAGGACAGTGCCATGGCGGAGTCATCGTTCAGCGAGAAAATACACTCCGACTCAAAGAATACGCCCACCGGATGCTTCAGTTCGGCAAGTTCTCTTACGATACCGATGCTGACAAGGATGTTTCGTGCCAGGCGGGAAACGCTCTTTGTAATCACCAAATCCATTTTCCCGGCTCTGCAATCTGCAAGCATCCGCATGCATTCCGCACGGTTCTCAAGCATCGTCCCGCTGATCCCCTCGTCAGCATAAATTCTGACAAGCGTCCAATGCGGGTGATGCTTTACAAAGTCCTCGTAATACCTCTTCTGCAGCTCATATGAGGTTGTCTGCCTGACATCATCGGTTGAAACCCGAACATAAATCGCCACCCGCATCGGTGTGTCGTTGTCATAATAATCGACCCGTTTCTTTTCGGGAATATACTCATAATTCTCACGGTCAACCTGGGCATGCATCCGCCTTCGTGTGCGCTCTTTTTCCTGCTCTTTCTGTGACCTTTTATCCGAATCAATCATGCAGCAGCCCCTCCGTCCCTTCACCGTCATCAGGCAACAGTTTCCATTCCGGATAAGGGTAGAAAAATTCATCTCTCCGGTCATCCGTATAATACGATGCCAGAGTGAAGATATCCTCCGAAATGAAATATATGCCTACCGGAGGTTTGCATTTTGCAATCATTCTCGAGCATACGGTTATCTCCTGCATCTTCTTGGACACATTCGATACCTTTTGCGTAATGATGAGATTGACTCTGCCGGACATGGCATCATCAATTAGCCTGCTCCATTCCGGTGCGTTTTCCATATTGGGAGCACTGGCACCCTCGTCAATATAAAAATCAACAAGCGTCCACTGCGGACAAAGCGCAACGGTATCGGCAAACTGTTTTTTATGATAGGAAAGATAGTTATCGTACTTCGTCTGATTAAAATACCGAATGTAGATACCCACTTTATACGGTATGTTGGTTGCGGGCCGTTCACGGCGGATACTTCCAAGCCAGGCCTTGTGTTCCGCTATTCGGATTGCCCTTTCGGAATCATCCCCAAATGTAACGGCAAACGTAGGAGCAGCAATCGCACTGAGTTGACTGAAAATTTCCGTTTCTTCCATCGTTACCTCCGAGACTTATCTTTTTCACCTATTATATCGTCAGTTGGATAACAATAAAAGAAACCCACAGTCAGGTCACTGACTGCAGGTAGGTATTTGAAAGAAAAAATTATTGCGGCAATAAAAAAGAGTGGGGATTTTCATCTCCACTCAATCTTCGTTATTGCGGTTTGCTTGCAAAGAGGCTTTCACTTCTTTGGATATTTTCATAATGGCTTCAATTTCCGACGGTGTGCAATCGGACAGGAGTTGCGCGTATTCTCTTTGGTACAGTTCGTTGACCTCCGGAACATCTGCACGAAGAAGCGAATCCGCAGAAACCTGAAGTGCCTCCACAATCTTCACGAATGTCGCAAGCCACATTTTTGTTTTGCCGAGTTCTATGTCGCTGATATTGGAAGTGGCAAGGTGTGCAGCGAATCCAAGCTCTGCCTGGCTCATACCTTTGGAAACCCTGACGGCCCGTATACGCTTTCCGACGGTAACCGCATCGAATTGGCTCTCCATTCGCTCACCTCACTTCTCCGATTAACTAATATTTGTTATAATTTTATCACCGATGAGGTAATATTGAAATAGCGAGGTAACTGCGCTTATAGCGAAAGAGGTATAATTTTAGTGTAAATATTTTTATTGGAGGTCAAAAATGACACTAAATTACCTGATTATCGGAAAGCGCATTAAAGAGGCAAGAAAAAAGAAGCACCTGTCCCAGGCACAGCTCTGTGAACTGGTCGGACTTTCTAACGGCTATATCAGCTACATAGAAACGGCATCAAAAGGTGTCAGCCTGGACGCACTTGTGCGAATCGCCAATGCACTGAATGTGACTGCGGACGAGCTTCTTGCGGAGAATCTTTTAACCAACCGACAAATATGCCTCAACGGAGAATTTGCCGATTTGCTCGGTGACTGCAATGCATATGAAAGAAGGGTTCTCATTGAAACGGCAAGAGCAATGAAGCGCATTCTGCGGGAAAATAAGAACCTGCATCCTTCTTCAAGGTCATTATAACGGAGTACCGGCAGCGTTGCAACCGACCGGCGGTCAGTCTCCTGACTGTCGGTCCCAAAGCTATTATTATATTTTGCTCATACTTACATTTTCTTCAAAAATCCTTATGATTCAAGGGATTACCGTTTTAAACGGTATATCCGTGCTATAATATTGCAAACAAACGCAGGAGGTTTATATGGTCTACATAACCGGCGATATCCACGGTGCCCCTCACCGGATCGTTAATTTCGCAAAAGACATCCGTATTTCACGGAATGATACACTGATTATCCTCGGTGATGTCGGGGCGAACTATTATTTGAATAAATTTGACAGCGAATGCAAACATCTCCTGAATTCCCTGAAATGTACGGTTTTCTGCATTCATGGGAATCATGAGTGCCGTCCGGAGCATATCCCCTCCTATCGGCTGATTGAATGGAACGGCGGGAAGGTTTGGATAGAGGACGCTTTTCCAAATCTTCTGTTTGCTAAGGATGGAGAAATCTTTCGTATAGAAGGTCAGAACTACCTTGTGATAGGCGGAGCATACAGCATTGATGCATCCTGGCGGATTCGCCGTCACGCCGGCTGGTGGGCAGACGAACAGCCCTCCGTTTCCGTTAAAACCTTTGTGGAGCATCAGATCGCCGAAAACAAAATCGATATCGTCCTCTCTCACACCTGCCCGAGAAAGTACGAACCGGTGGAGGTCTTTCTGCCAAATGTTAACCAGGCGGGTGTGGATAAAAGTACGGAAGACTGGTTGGATACGGTTGAAAACAGCTTATCCTACAAGGCCTGGTATTGCGGGCACTGGCATACGGACAAGCGCATCGACCGGATGCATTTCCTGTTTACCTCATGGGAAACAGTCGAAAAGGATATTTACGATGGAACAAACTGAATCTTTTCATACAACGGAAAATATGGAGCGCATCTCAAGACAGCATCTTTGTGACAATCTGGACAGCATTCTTGAAACCGTCAGTCGGGAAAATATCGGCTTCGTCATTACCGATGCCGTCAAAGATGACCTCGTACTCTGTCCGGCAAGCTGGCTTTCACCTTTGACATGCGAGGGATTCGGTTGCATTGTCAACAGTGCTGTTCGGTATTCCCTTGGACGGGACACTTATATGCCCGGCATCGCCGTTCATTTCATCCTCGAGCACATGAATTTGTTTAATTTACGAACGGTAACGGTCATGTACCGGGATATTCAGAAAGCCTTGGAAGACGAAAATCTTCCGCATCGGGAAACCTGGGTTTCTCTTATGTATGCATTGGAAACCCGTCTCAAGAGAAAGGAATAAATATGGAAAGCAATCAGTACTACATTTTGCGTCTATGGGACTGCGCAACACCGTCTTTCTGCTCCTTTGACAAGGTTTATGTCGGAACAGAAGCCGATATTCGCAAGGCCATTGCGTCCATGAAAAGAGCCGGTGTAAACGAAGAAACCGTTGCAGCCGTTTCGCATTACCTTTCAGGTGACATGACAGCAACACACAACATCGCCTACAAAGATATTCCCGCACTTGAGAAATGTCAGCTAATCCGGGCCTCCGAGTTAAAGATAGAAGCAACAGAATGGGAACATATCAATGTCTGGGGTTTTCCCTACAAAATGAAGTGCGACTCAGCGGAGATTTCGCAAATTCTTGTTCGGGACAACACAAGGTATTACCGTTGCATTCGTCCCACATTCACCGGACTTCGTTACGAAGCGATTACCGGTCAGTGGGGTCCGCTCGGTGACTTCTATCTTGGTCCTTCCTACCTGTTTGAGGTCATAGGAACCTCCGGAAAAGTGAAGATCATGAGCCATCTCCTGTATACGGTCGAAGATACATACAACAGTCTACAGGATGTCAGCGAACAAGCCTTTGATGCCGGGCATCTCAACTTCAAACCGTTCTGCGATGATATTTTCGGCGACGGATGAGGGGGATACAGATACGGAACCAGTAATATTGAAAATTCAAATCGATGCCGAGATTTATCGGGAAGCAAAAAAAGTTCTCGATTCCATCGGCATTAGCGTAGAAGAAGCGACCGTTCTTTTTCTGAAGGAGGTAGTAACCCGAAAAGGTTTGCCGTTTCCGGTTTCAGAGAATGAATTGTGGGAGCTGCGCCACATAAGAACGGAGAGGGATATATGATTTATGTACTTTCGGATATCCACGGAAATGCAAAAAACTTTGACGCGATTCTGCAACAGATCTGTCTGCAGCCGGAGGATACACTCTACATTCTCGGAGATGTCATCGACAGGCAACCCGACGGCATCCGCATATTGAGAAAAATCATGTCTATGCCGAATGCCAAGATGCTTTTAGGCAACCACGAATACATGATGCTGGAAGCCTTGAAAGCTCCCAAAAACGAGATTTCGGACAGTCCATGGGAACGAAATTGGCCGCCGAAAAAAATACGGCTTTGGTATAGCAACGGCGGAAAAGTGACACATGACTACCTCAAACATATTCGAAAAAGTATCCGCGCAGAAATTGTTGCGTATTTGGAGGCACTTCCCATCAACATCGACATTGAGGTAAATGGAATCAAATACAAACTCGTTCACGGCACCCTGCTTGAAAACTACGGAACAGGCTATCGATCATACCGATACACCTCCCCGGTGGAATTTGCCGTGTGGGAGAGGTTACCCATTGATGCCCCTGTACCGGACGGATATACACTGATATTCGGACATACTCCCACAATTCACTATCACAGCGACAATCCTCTTACGGTTTGGTACGGGGATCGTCTGATTGGCATTGACTGCGGGAGCGGATTTCCTATAAATGAAAATGCCTACCTTGAAAAAGGCAGGCTGGCATGTTTACGGCTTGATGATATGAAAGAATTCTATTCTGATAGCATTGTCAAAGAATCACGCAGGTAAAAACAGTATGAAAGGAATGTAAGAAATGAAATGGAATGTGATAGTAAAGGATCTTTCAACCGGAAGAATCAGTCCGTATAACATTTTTGACTGCGCAGACTTCCGTATTGCAGTCGAAAAATTAATTTCGCAAAAGTATGACAAAACACATTTTCTCGAGGAGCTTGACCGAGAAGCAGATTATTGTTTTCGAGCTCAAATTGAATGGGAAACTTTTTTCACAACCTGGCCGCCTTATATTGGTGCAGAGGAAATAAACAGAATTATCAAAGAGTTTTACTTAAATCGGGAACAAGGCGTCCCTCTGCCGGAACGCACCGAAGTCAATCTCGAAACCAAGCACAGAATTGATGTATATGCTCAACTCCGTGCCAACTGGGAGCGATTTTCTGATTATGTGTGGAAAGAGGGGGAAAAATGAAGAAACCTATAAAACTTGTTTGGAATGCATACAATTATCGGTCTGTCGGACAGGGTCTCCGGGTGTTTAACATTTTCGATCATTACTCTTTCATGAAATCCGTCAGGAAACTTTTGAAAAAGCCCATGTCCAAGGAGGAATTCAGTGAGCTGCTACGACGGGAAGTTTTATACTATTACTGGTCAAAAGCTGAATGGGAATTGGTTATAACGGATACGCAGCCGCATATAAACAGCAAAGAACTGAACCGGTTGATTACCGATTGCTATCTGAAGCGAACCGTAGCAGAACCGCCCCTGCGTTGCAGCCATGTCAACCTGTCGGATGCGGAAAAGATTGATGTATACGAGCAGGTTCGGCTTAACTGGGACGAGTTTGTCGACTATGTTTGGAGTTTCTCGAAATCTGCATTCAACAGATAAAAAGGTACCATTTGATTACCAAAAACTCGAAATAATACTCAAAAGCTATTTTTTTCCATTTTATGTATTGCTTTTTTATTATATTTATGGTATAATAATCTATACAAGGGGGTATCTTCATTAAATATGTATGTATAGAATGACTCCCTTCAGTGTTCGAAATAGTATGCATACTCTCAGAAAAGTGGTAGAAATAAAAACTGAATAGCCCCGAGATCATAAAAAATGTATGACTCTTAAAATAAAGGAGAATAAAAATGGGGATTATAGTATCAAATGTTAAGAATATGTTTCTTCCCTCTCATCCGGAACAAGAAAATATCCTTAAACCATTTTTAAATGGGTTTGATGTCACATACGCAGACAAAGTACGAATCAATAATACACAACTTTTTGTATTTATGTTGAAGCCGGAACAATATTTAAGTGAAGCATTTGGGCTAGATAAGGAAATTCTTTTAGCATATACTCCATATGAAACACTTCAACCTCGTGCGATTCAAGCAGTAAATATGCTTTTTGAATCTTTTCCATTCAAAAATCGTGTAGATACTTTGAACTGTTTTTTGATTTCCCCAGATTCTGAAGTGCTTAACTATGCCGGAATAACCAATTTTACCGATGAACAATCCCGCTCAATTGTTCCGTTTGTGTATAGCCAATTGACCTCAAACAGTTCTGATTCATGGTATGTACGCAATACATTGAGGAAAAACTTCTACGATGTTGATTTGTTTGGCTATACGCTTCCGCTAAGAGATGAAACTTCTTTTTTTGGTAGGCAACAAATAGTAGCACGTTATATAGATGCCATAAAACGTTGCGAAAATCGCGGAATTTTTGGGGTTAGAAAATCAGGGAAAACATCTCTGCTTTTCAAAATTGACAGAATAATTCGCGATCAACGTCTTGGATATGTGTTTTTTTACGATTGTAAATCACCATCTTATAGAAAAATGCATTGGAATGAATTATTAGGAGCAATATGTGACAATATTGCAAAACGCCTTAATATAAAAATCAGAAAGGAGTACGATGAAACAAACATAATAAAAAGTTTTCGGTACGTTATGAAGACAGCTTCGGACATGAATAAAAAAATTGTTATAATGTTCGATGAAATTGAATACATATCGTTTAAAAGCCCTATGGACATACACTGGCATACAGAATTTGTTGATTTTTGGCAAACCATATGGTCTGTACAAAGTTTACACAGAAACTTAGTATTTATTCTATCTGGAGTTAATCCGAGTGTTTCTGAAACTGATACTATAGACGGTATTCAAAATCCATTATTTGGAATCGTGCAGGCTGAGTATCTTCAGGGATTATCTCCAGAAGATGCTAGAACCATGATACATACTCTTGGAAAGCGGATGGGACTGAATTTTAATTATGAAGCCATAACATTACTCTACAACCAATATAACGGACACCCAATGCTCTTGCGCTTAGCATGTAGTTATATCAACCGACAATTTGAAAATGAAAATAGACCCATAACAATAACCAAAGAAACGGTTGCAGGAATCCAGGAAGGTATAGACATTGAATTGGCTTATTATTTTAAACATGTAGTTTCTGAAATACAGCAATTTTATCCAGAAGAGTATGAAATGTTTGAAATGCTTGCATCAGGGCAAACTTCTGACTTCGTAGAATTATCTCAAATTACAGAATACACCAAGCATTTATACAATTATGGACTGGTGGCAAAAAACAGCAACGGAACACCTTATGTGAAGATGCCTGTAGCTGGAAGATATGTTGCTATGGAGCTTGCCAAAAAAGAGAACAGAACCACATTATACAAAGTAGTCGAGTTAGATAAGCGTAGTTCTTGGGTATCACAAAGAGCAAAATCCATTATTAGAGATATACGTCAACTAGAATTAGCAATTCGAGGGGCATCCAAAGATAAGTTGTTCGGAGAAAATTCTTTTCCTGAAGCAGAAAAATTTGCATCGATTACACCAGTTGCATCCGGTGCTGAGTTTCAATCCTTTTTTAACATTTGCAATAGATGCTTCGTCGAATCAATTGAAAATTATGGAAAATCAATCGGAAAGACAAAATATTTTTGGAATGAAATAAAAAATTCATACCCTAATCTTTTTAATGTATTGCACCGTATAAAAATTTACCGACATTCAGAGGACCACCTTATGCTTAAGCAAGATGTAGCAAAAAAATATAGTGAATATTGGTCTACCGACACACAGGGTATCTCGAACCCAGACGAGCAGCGCTTTGTAATACAACAAAAACTATTAGAAGAATTTCTTACTGCAATCCAAATCGAGATTGATGCTATTACCTAATCTCTAGGACGATCTTTCTTAAGATGAGGGAGAATGACTGTCGCCCGTCATTCTCCCTCATAGTTATCCATCAAAGAGGCAACGGTATCTTACTTTCCGCTTACCTCCTTCTTCAAATTTTCAGATAATTGGGTGTAAATATAATTATACTCCGTGTACTCCGCATTACGGTTCTTCTCCGCCTTTTTACCGGCCTCCGTATTATCCAACACAAGCCCGTTAACAAATAAGGTATTGCTCCCGCTATGTTGCAGACGAAGACCCCCAAATAAGTCATAAGAATTACGATATGTCATACTCGTCCAATCGATGTTTTCGACTTGTCCGTACATAGATGCCTTATCGTCAAAGCAGTCAACTCTGTAATAAATATCGTAAGTCGTAATGTAGTCACTGGGGACAAAATATTTGCCAAGATAGGTATTGAGAAGAATGCATTTATCGAGCAATTCCGAAGTATCATCCTTCAGCGGCATATCATAATCTCTTGCAACGATGATTAACTCACTGCCGCTATAAGAACGCTCCGTCTTGAAGAAAATGTCCTCAGCACTCATCAATTCTTCAATGAAATCAACAACCGCCGTATTGGCAAGCCCCCCGAGTCTGATGAAGACGGTTCCGACGAACCTTTTCTTGTTCTGAATACCTTTCAGTTTTTTAAAGAATCTGATGCCGGATGCAGAATCGAAGAAATCCAATTCTTCCGATTTTGTCCCCTCGACAGATTCTTTTTTCTCGCTCTTTGTCCGAATCTCGTAATGATTCTGCACCTTTACGATTTCAAAAGCAATTCCGTTTGCAGTAAAGCACGGAAATTTATCTGCCTTTTCATCGTTCGTACTGATGTGGCAGCAAACCAAATTATGGTCTGCCGTAACGCCACCTCTGCTCTGCGGAAGGACATGATCCAAATTCCATCCGAACTCGCTGTTACGGTCGTTGTAAGCCCCCTTGGCGATGGTTCTTCCGGCAAAATCCACTGCCTTCTTCGTATCCTTACCAAAGGACTTGTTCCAAAGCCGCATGGCGGTTTCCCTATTCAAGTCCATAAACTGCTGTTTGCTCTTTCCCATTTTTGTATATACGGAAAGATGCCAATTGCCTCCTGTGATGAAGTCAATTCAACAAAAGCATGTAACCGACCATAGGGCGACCTATTGCTATAAGCCTCAAAGGGCAATCCTCATAATAGCATTACAGAAGATTAGCCGGTTCGTTTTCAATGGCATCCCATCGAAAAGGTTCAGTTTCATCGAATTGCATTTTTATTATACCATAAATATGGCAATTTTTCAAGTGCCTCGGGCAAAAAAAGCGCCCTGTTGCCTGTTATGTTTTTCTCATACCTATATTTTGCTATTACAAAAAACTGCATTTTTTCGATTAGCCCCTTTTTATCAGCCACAAAAAAGTGTCCCGCCGGAAAGGAGAAGAAAGCACAACTTCAAATCGAAAATCTGTTTTTCTCTTCTCGACCGTGTCTCTTTTTTTAGTTCGACACCCCAAAATTCAGAACAAGCACCCCGCTTTCAGAGCAAAGCACCTCATTCCTTGCTTCTGACACCCCAAAGCAAAAGAAAAAGCACCCCAAGTCAGAGCGGCTGCGATTCCGATTTAGCTTCTATCAATTTCTGCGTTGCAACACACATACGAATAATCCGAACACTTTCCGAATAGGAGAGGCGTTCGGATTTTTTGTTTCTATCGAATATCCGAATTTCAATGCGAAGAAATAGAAGAAGCCCTTGCGGGCGGTGGAATGTCCACTGTCCGCAAGGGCTTTGGTTATGCCGACCGTTCGGCAGGTGTTTTCTTTTCCTTTCGTTCTTCCCGTTTAGCCTTCCACTCCTCGTACTCCCGCTTGCCTTCTTCCGATTCAAAGAAAGCCGCAATCGCCGGATAAAAGGTATGAACGATTGCTTCTATCTCGTGCCTCGGAACACTTGACCTTGGCTTATACTCTCCACTCCGGTCATGTTGCAACCAGACATATAGCAGAAGAACCTCTTTCAAAAAATATTTGACTTTGTATTTGAGTATTTTCCAGACCGTCAATCGCATCACCTCGCATCGTCTCTTGATCTACGGAGTATTTTCTGCCGTTGGCGTTCTCTTTCCGCTTCCTCCAGCATCCGCAGAATGGCAGCCTCCATCTGTTTCGGTGTATAATCCGGAAAGAAGCGACGGAGCGTGTCAGCATCCAGTTTGACGGTTTCTCTTTGATTCGCTTTCGGTTTCTCCATGACCTCATACATCGTATCGGGATCCAGCCGATGTGATGCACTGAGGTCTTTTAACTTGACGGCTTGCGACAGGGACGGTGTTACTTCAAGGTCTTCCATGATGTCTGCAAGTGCCAGTTGTTCTTCCTCGGTCAGATAGTAGAGCTTCTGCTTGCATTCGCTGCAGAGCACCAAGCCGGAGAACATATTGCACTTGCCCGTTGCCGTTCTGCGGTGCCGCTGCTGCCTGATTTCCTGCACCTTATCAAAGACTTCTAACGAAATAATCGCCGGGTGGGTGTTATAGAAAATCTTGCGATTCTCCATTGGATTTTCCCGCTGCTTCTTATCCCAGATGGAGTTGGTATAGGTCTTGAAATTGACCGTGCAGCCTGTGTACTCCATGTATTCGAGGATGTATAGTCGGAGTAGCAAAACGGACGAACGCCGTCAATGGTCAAGATGAACGGCTGCGCCGCCATTGACAGCGCCCGTCCGTTTCGCTTTTTGGCAGACAAGGTGGCGGTTGCCGCCGATTTCCATTTAAGGAAATGGCGCTTGCTAACATGGGAAACGGAGAATAGCAAGCACAGCAAGTGTAGCTACACTTGCGAAAACCGGCGTGGTACGACCGGGATTTTCTTGCAGAATAGCAAGCAAATCCGGTGAGTACCCACACCGGAGCTTGCCATTCCGGCAAGCAATGCACGGCGGTATCCACTCGTGTGTTTTGCAAAATTTCAGCCTTGCTGACCTTTTGCAAAATCTTGTTGGGAAACATCCCAAACCCTTTAACGATTTCTAAGAAATTGGCTACGCTCCTGCGGAGCTGAATATCAATCTATCTTCGGAAAGTGAGTCATGGATTTTTGGGTTCACGGCGTTCAGGCAAATCCGGTTTTGCTGCATATCCGTCG